AAACTAATGAAAGAATATGTTTCATGAAGATTGAAAAGGCAAATTTCGGGGTAGATAATGAAAGAGTTTCATTATCTGTTCCTCTTGCTAAGGTCGATAAAGAAAATCGTATTGTTTCTGGATTCGCAACATTAGATAATGTTGACACCCAGAATGATGTGGTAACTGCCGAAGCAAGCATTGCAGCATTTAGTAGGTCTAAAGCAAGAATTCGTGAAATGCACGATAAGGTCGCGGTCGGAAAGATTCTCTCTTATAAAGAGGATGAATTCTATGATCAAGAAACAGACCAGTTCTATCGTGGCGTTTATGTCAATGCTTATGTATCAAAGGGCGCTCCCAACACATGGGAGAAAGTACTTGATGGAACCTTAGCAGCATTTAGTATCGGTGGAGCAATTAGAGATTCCACCACTGAATTACGTAAGTCTGCTAACGGGGAAACAAAGTCCGTTAGAATCATTAAAGATTATGACCTTGATGAATTAAGTCTCGTTGACAATGGTGCCAACCAACTCGCAAATATTTTTTCTATCACAAAAATGGCGGGTGGACAGGAATCCGTAGAAGGATTAGCCACCGATGTAGTCATTGAGAATGTTTTCTATTGTGAAGAAGATAATATCGCTAAATCTTTAGTAGCCGATTCAACCGAATGTTCTAACTGCCAAAAAGTTATGAAGAATATTGGATGGATTGAAGCCGACGACAACCGCGCAACTGCGGTCAAAGAACTTGTCGAAAAAGTTATTACGACAAAAGATATCAATAACAATGAAAGGAGTGAGCATATGGCTGACGAAAAAGACAAAAAAGAAACTGAAGTTGAAGCAACTGATGTCACTGAGACTGAGAAAGTCGAAGACACAAAGGAAACTGAAACTCAAGAAGACGCTGTTGAACACGGTGACCATGATGAAGTTACAGTAAACAGTGCAAGCGTCGATGACATTGAAGGCGCTCCTGAAGCCGTTAAAGAATCTGATGGCGTACCTGACGGTTCTAATGTCGAGAAAATGATCGGAGAACTTTCCGAACTAATTAAGACTTCTTCCGCCAAGAGCGAGGAGAACAGTGCAAAACTTATCAGCGAAGTAGAGGCTAAACTTGAAAAGGCTGCTGGGGAGTTTGCAGAAAAGTTTGAATCTCTTGCAAAAGAGCATGGAGAACTTGTAGAAAAATTTAATAGTATTAACTCTGACATTGCTAGTGTCGAAAAAAGACTTGGCACTGTTGAGGCAGGAACAGCAATCAAGAAGTCCGGAGATCTTGGCCGATCTGCTGACGACACAAAGATTGAGAAGAAAAAAGAAACATCGATATGGGGAGGCACCTTCCTCGGTACAGATTCCCTGTAACCAAATACATTGAGAAAGAAGGTGAAATAAGACTATGACTGAAAATTTGATTGAAAAAGTAATCGTAAGTACAGAAATTGGTAATCCAGCAGGTTCCGGTCTACTGAAGCCAGAACAAGCATCTAGATTCATTGATTACATCTTTGACGCTACAGTTCTAGGACCACAGGTTAGAGTTGAAAGACTCCGCGCTGATTCTAGTGAACTAAACCGCATTGGAGTTGGACAGAGACTTATTCGTGGAGCCGTAGAGGCAACTGACACAGGTGAGAACCAAGGTGTTATCTTCTCTAAGATCTCCCTTACAACTCGTAAGATTCGTCTCGACTGGGAACTTTCATCTGAGACACTTGAAGACAACATCGAAGGTGCTTCATTTGAAGACCACGTTGCTCGTCTCATGGCTACCCAAATGGGTAACGACCTTGAAGACCTTGCTGTAAACGGTGACACTGCTTCCAGCGACGCAACACTCAGAATTTTTGATGGTTGGTCAAAGGGTGCTCGTACAGGAACAATGTCAACAGCAACACTTGACGGTGCTGCTCACGTTATTGACGCCGGTGGAGCAAATGTTTCTCTAGCACTATTCAACCGTGCTCTTAAGAGAATCCCTCGTAAGTACATGCAACGCAGAGGTGACCTAAAGTTCTTCACATCTACTGCTGCAATCCAAGACTGGTTCTTCCGTATTTCTTCTGGTGACCTAGGAGAAGACGCTCAGAACAACCTTAACGCTAACGGTGATATTGTTGCAGTTGGCCCAGCCGGTGTTGGTTCAAGAGTTTATGGTGTGCCTCTACAAGAAGTGCCTGTATTCGACTCAACAAAGGCAGGTTCATACTCTGGCGCTTCTGGTGACCACTCTGAAATCTGGCTTACAAGCCCTAAGAACCTTATTTGGGCAATCAAGCGTGACATTCAAGTATTCCGTGAATTCAAGCCAAAGAAGGACTCCATTGAGTTCACCACCTTCGCTCGCGTAGGTGTGGCAATTGAAAACACTGAAGCATTTGTTGTTGTCCGTAACGTAAAG